ACGAGCGGTTTTATCTCCTAATTTTTTAAACCTAAGATTTTCTCCATGAATCTTTTCAAAATTCTCAGGATTTGCCATATTACGGTAACCTAATTTATATCTAAGCTGAAGTGATGGATAATAAGCCGTAACATCTGCTAAAATATAAATTCCTTCACCATAATATTGCTTTATTGCACCGTGCGCTCCTCCCCATGCAAACGTATGCGGAATTCCGGCCACAGGAACATCCTTTTGTTTTTTGCTATAATCCTGATTTTCAGGTTTTCTGTACCAATCCCCAATATATTGGTATTTTCCAAGTTTCATAGTTGGTACCATTGGAAATTGGAATTCATCATCAAATTTCTTTCCTTTTCCTCCTAAAATCTTTGCAACTCTTTGAGCACCGGTTTTTCCCATATAAGTTAATGGAAGATCGAAGATTTTTACAAGGCCCATTGCAGCATCAAATTCGGCTTTTCTATTTAAGAAAACTTCAATTGTCTGCTCAACGTCATGCGTGCAATAAAATTCAGTTTGCCTTTTTTCTTCTTCTGTAAGAGGCCTATCAATATCAAATGGGACAGAAGTTTCTCGAATATCATTCCCCATGAATGCTTCAAGAGGTTTTAATCCTGAGTCTGTCCTGAGCATAGTATCAAAGTTTATCATTTTTATCTGATTAAATAAACTTGAATACTGCCATCCACCTTTATTTTGAATAATTATCCAATCATTTACTTCTTTTGGATTCATGCCAAGAAGAATTGATTTCATAATATATTGATCATACCTTCTGTTATTATATCCTATCCAAATTTCTTCTTCATGACCATAAAAATAATTCGATAATTTTTCACTATCATCCCATATTTTTGTCACTGTTTTTTCAATAGGATTTATAATAACCACCAGCCAATTTTTACGAAATACTTCGAAGTCAATCATAGAAATTCAACATTTCTCAGGCACCTCTCCTTTCACTTACTTCAATTAAATAACCATTATAATTGAAAATAAGCCCATGCTTTCTAATTAGATTATGCAACCATCCTTTTTTAAACCCAAAGAATTTGCAGCAATCTTTCATGGTTTCAAATGTAACTATTTTTTCATTACATTTGACAATAACTTTCCTACAAATTTTCAAATCCTTCTATATCTCTCCATTCTTCTAATATACATATCACCTCCCATCAAACATTATAACATATTGATTTTATGGTTTATATTGATAATTTCTAACAAAATTAAATATGACCTTTTATGCAATTATGCCAGTCAGCCAATAATCAGACTGACTGGCATAATTACGTTATCATTTATTCTTCTTCGAAAACATCCTCAATGGAAATCGAATTAAATGCCTTCGGATCATATGCCACTTCATATGTCAAGCCGGACACATCTTCTGCAATATCCATAACCAATTCATTAAATCTTGAATAGCTTTCAAAGACAATGAGCTGGTCAATATCCGGCTGAAGACTATCAAGCCAAGTAAGAGCCCCGGCAATCATGTTGGCATCATTCTGTGTACCATAAAGCACGCGGTTAAAGAAAAGACACTGTTTCTTGTATTTGCCTTCAACAATTCTAAACATAGCAGAAAGCATTGGGCGACCGTCTTTAGTTTCTCTAACTTCCAGCTTTTCTACTTTACAGATATAATTGCCTTTTTCTACTTCAGGATAATCTCCGGTACCGCCATTCTTTTTAATTTCTTCGGCTTCCTGAGCAAGTTTCTTAGTATCTACCTGCTGATCAAATTTAGAAAAATCCATTTTTATTCCTCCTTAACCAATTTATGTCTATAATAAGAACTAAATCTTGATTCTCCGTTATTTACCCACTTATATCCTATGGGTGCAGTCAACGCTCCTTGTATTTCCTTTCAAACTCTTCTGCGACGTCTTCTTACAGGGGCATCATTTTCTTCTTCAGAAGATGCAGTTTCTGTCACTGGCTCTTTTCTCGGTTTTCTTTCGAGCTCATCAAATGGCACTCCATCTTCACCTGCATCTTCAGGAATGTCCATAAAATTATCATTCTGGGGTTCTGTTATTTCTCCCCTGCGACGTCTTCTTCGAGTTTCAGGTTCTTCTGATTTTGCAGTTTCTCCTGACTCCTCTTTCTTTTCTTCCTCAGGTGTTTTTGAAGGCTTTTCTTCTTCCTCTTTGCCACGACGGCTTCTCCTTGATCTTTTTTCTTCTGGCTGAATATCTGTTTTTGCTGCATCATCTTCTTCGGCCATCTCTTCTTCTGATTTAGCTCCGTCAAATTCATAATAAGACCTAATCTTATCATCCACGTATTTCAGATCATTATCGATGGCATAAGATGGAAACATTCCTGCAGGAGATTTTGTCGTATCTTTTCCATTATTCTGAGTAATAAAGCAATATTTTCCGTCTGACACGTTGGTCTTAAGAACAATGGTACTCATACCTTCAAGTACGATCTTTTCATCCAGAAGTTTTCCAATAGTCTTAAGACGTTCAATGCCATCTGCATCAGTATCAGTATGGCACATAACATAGACGATAACCTCTTTAGGAAGTGACCTTACGCATTCTGCAATGTCCCATGCATGACGAGCAATCTCAGTAAATTTGTCATATCCACGTTCCATGGCTCGACGCATGAATTCGTTCGCCATAACATACTGAAAATCATCGACAACAATGATCTTAAATTGCTTGGAGTAAGATTTAATATAAGTAACGATGTCGGCAGAATCATCGCAATTTACACTGATAACTTTTCCAGAACCTTTAAAAGGAAGAATTTTTCCCTGTACATTAATTACGACAAATGATCCTTTATCCAGATTCCGCATAGAATAAGATTTGCCGGTTCCTGATCTTCCGAGAATGTAAACAAGCTGACCCATTACTCTTCCTCCTCAGTTAAATTTTTATCTGCTTTTACAGCATCATAATGTGCCTTAATTTCAGTAGGAGTCATATACCCCCTACTGCCAACTTCGCTTCCAAACGAATGGCCTCTTCCGCACTTAAAACCATCTTTATCAAGTGGACAATTATGACAAGTCCGGTTTTCACAATAATCAATAAGATACTGCCTCATTTTTATTTCATCTTCATCTTCATCTTCAGTAAAAACCGTTGCTTCAAGTGCAAACTTTCTTTCCTGCATAACATTCTGGCACCCGCAATGCGGGCAATTAAATGCATCATATTGGATAGCTTCATCCTGCCCACTCAATGCAGGAATAACACCTTTCTTTTCAATGCCCCTTGCAATGTAATGCTCTTCTGCGATAAGTGGAAAATCTCTTCCGCAAATTTTACACGTTGTCATGCCTTTCATTATTTTTCCTCCTTTTCAATAACTCTACTAATAAAACGACCTGTTCTTTTATCTCTATGAAATTTTTTATGTTCATCTATAGTTAAAAGCATTAAATTTTCAATAGAGTTATTCATTTTATTACCATCAATATGATGTACCTCCTCACCTTTTTTCAATTTTCTACCTATATGCTGTTCCATTACATAACGATGTTCATAAATTTTTTCTTTTCCTACAATAATCATTTTATATCCGCCGCTAATCGTATAACCTCTTTTCCATATAGGATTATTTTCTCCAGATAAAAATTTACCTTTACATGTGTTAGAACATCGTTTAATTCCTTGCTTAATCCTTGAAGGATATTGATAAAATTCTTTACCACACCCTGGACAAATACATTTTATTTTCGACATTATTCACTCTCTTTTTTAGTTTCTATAATTCTTGAGCACCAAAGATCTGCAAAATGAATAAGCAAATAAAGTGGAGTTTCTTTTCCGGAAATTTCATATTTAAAATCTCCGTAAAGTCCATTATGATAAAGAATTGCAAACTGCTCCTCTTCAGTAAGATCAATAAACATAGATGCGATTACAATAGACCTTACTTCGTGGGGAATGTTTAATAAATCAGGATTAGACTTATAAGGCTTACTGCCCAATTCTCCATTTTTAAGCAGATTTGGAATATAAAGGGGCTTATCAAACTGACCCATTTTTCCAAGATCATGAAGAGCAGCAGAAAGTACTACTGTATCATGGATTTTATTGTATTCTTTTCCTCCATAAAGAGAAACTCCTACCTTTTCTGCTATCTCCATTACATTCCGTGTATGTTTAGCAAGACCGCCTTCAGAGCATAAGTGATAAGTGGTACTGCACGGCGCATCAAAAAATCCACAATCATCCATAAATGCAATAAGATCTTCCATTCCTTCTCTCTTAATCGCCATAAGAGATTCTGTAATAAAAGTCTTATCATCAATTTCTGTTTTAGCCATATGCATCTCCTTTATCTAATGATTATAGGTTTATCATAAAAAATATCCTGATTCATAGCCTTAACTATTTTTTTAAATTCATTGAATCCGGATGGATATAAAATAAAAGCCTGTCCTCCAGATGATCTTATCTTTTTACAATTACGAATTTGAAGTTCACTTGGTTTTCCATTTTGAGCTTTTATTTCTACAGCAAGAAAATAACCGTTAACGCACGCCAAAATATCAGGAATACCTTTCTTGGTCATTCGATTAGCAAAAAATTTAACTAACCATCCTCCTTGTTCAAAAATAAAATCCTTTACTTTAACCTCAAAATATTTTTCCGGTCCCATCAAATGAGTCCCCATTCTGCAAATTTTTCAAATCCTCCGCACTGGTTGAAAATATAATCTTTGGCAATTTCCACGATGGCAGAATAAGGCAAACCATCAACATATTCATCCCCAATTGCACAAGAAAATTCCACTGGAGTTCCAAGCTGATTTGCACGAATATGAGCATATATATTTACCGAT